AAACGCATTTGATTCACCATTAGCAGTGCGAAAAGTAAAAGAAGTTGTTGGGTGAGTAACTTGATTTAGATTACCTCCTTCATGAGCAAAACTATCTCCAGAATAAGCACTCGTTTCGTAGCCTCCCCCATCGCCTATAACCACGGTAGCAGAAACGGTTCCTGTAAAACTCATTAGATTAAAAAACAAATCAATATCTGTTGCCGTGCTTGGGATACCTGTAAATTCTTCTGAATTATTACTTGAATCTACTATTTGTGTTCCGTAAGTCCAAGGAGCGACTGATAAAGTTGTAAATGTAGGTGAAGAAAAAGCACCAGCAGAGGTAAGCAATTGTCCTGATGTGCCGGCACGATCAGTTATAGCACTAAGTTCTACACTCTCTGCCAAACCTTCAGTCGTATCTTCTAAAAGTAAGTTATCACCAGCATTTGTTGCAGAACCATCTGTTCCACCATCTTCAATAACAAAGTGGTCATCTAGATCAGCAGCAGTGTCAAATGCAAATTTATCATTAATTGATTCACCAGAGATAGTTCCTTTGACTTTTAAATCCCCTTCAATTACATTTGCAATTGTACCAATTGCAGCTGGGGCTCTTCCGAAATATGGCATTTAATTATTCTCCAATTTTGTCATGGTGCGTCTGGCCAAGTAATATCATCTGGGTCAGATTCAGATGCTGGTAAATCTCTTAGAGCTTTTCGATATTTAACCCATTTTGCTTTTACACTATCGCTTAAAGGAGTATCAGTAGCCACAGTCCAATCTGACTGCGCCATTAACACATCACGTTGTGTCCTAATTGCTGCCCACTTACCAGCCAAAATATCTGCTGCTAGTTGGTCTGTATCTTTAGCTGCGTCACTACTGACATCCCAATATGCAAGGTCTTCATCTAAATCTGCAACAACTTTGCCTCCATGAGTTGCAACATGAGCTTTAGCTTCATCTTCAGTATCAAAATCTTGAAACTTAGTAATTAATCCATCAGTATGAGATACTACAGCTGTAAATTCTTTCATCTTATTTTCCTAACCAAAAAGTACATTTAAATAACCAGCATCACCTGTAAAACCGCTAACTTTAAGTTGTGTTAGTTCCGCAGATAGCGACTTGCCACCAGCAGTAAGGCCGTGGCCTGTCCCAACATGATGATTTTGACCATTCATTACCCATGAAAATGTCCCTGCATCAGCTAAAACAAACTCGCAGAAACCGTTTAAAGAATTAGATGCGCCAAATTGTTCCCTAATAACAAATCCATTAGTTGCGTTGACCTGTCCAGCAATCGCCGTACCTTCGAGGTATTTACCACCACTGACGTAGCCGCTCGTTTCTATGCCGCCAGCATCGCCAAGCTCAATTTTAATTGTAGCTGTCGTGTCTGTCATCGAGACATTTCTAAAGACTAAGTAAACCCTTTTTGTACCAGCAGGTATTCCAGTAAAAGTAAAAGAATTACCAGAAGTTGTTGCTTGGAGACTAGCTTGTGATACCCCCGCAGAATCCTCAAAAGTGGGTGCAGCACCAGCACCACCAGAAGTAAGAGCTTGTCCATCAGTACCAGTGGCCACTGCTACAGGATTACCCGAAGTATCAAAACTAATTATATTTCCATCAGTTCCATCAGCCATTAGTGCGAGTGGTATTTTTGTTAAACTCATTTATTTAGTCTCCATTTTTTCGTCATGGTGCATCTGGAAAAGTAATATCATCTGGGTCAGATTCAGACGCAGGCAAATCTCTGAGAGCTTGACGATACGTTTTCCAAGCATCACTCATTGTAACATCAGAGTTACCCATGTAATCTGACTCAGCCATTAACTTGTCTCGTTTAGTTCTAATAGATAACCATTTATCTGCAAGAATATCTGAAGCCAGTGATGAGTTGTCAGCTGTAAGAGTTTTCTTTTTAGCATTAACTGTCCAATATTCGGCAAGGTCACTTGGACTTTCATCTACAAATCCGCCATAAGTTTCAATGTGAGCTTTGGCCTCGTCTTCAGTATCAAAATCTTGATACTTAGTGACTTTATTATTTGCTGAGGAAACTACTGCTATCCAATCTTTCATTTTATTTCCTAAATAAACATTATGTTGACTGCGCCGGCATCAAATGTTGCTCCTGCCGCAGTAGAAAATTTAATTTGAGTTAATTCAGCACTTAGTGCTTTACTACCAGAGCCTAAATATATTCCATCATCATCAGATTCATTAAGCATACCGTGAAAGCACCATGTAAACGCAGCAGCATCTTGTAGTGTAAACCATACAGACCCATGAAGTATATTAGCCGCATCCCAATTTACTGTACCTACAGAAAAACCAGCAGTATTTCTTATTGTCGCACTCTCAATAGCTTGGTCAGCAATTTTTGCAGCGGTATTAAGGTAGCCGCTCGTTTCTATGCCGCCTCCATCTCCGATCTGGATGCGAATTGTTTGAGAATTACTTCCCTGAGAAACTCCAAAAAAGTTCATTACAATCATATCTACACCAGCTGGAATACTCCCAAAGGTAATTGATGTGCCTGAGGCAGTTGCAATTTCAGTGCCTTGTGTAAACCCTGCTGATAGAGCTTCAAATGCTGGTGGTGATCCAGCACCAGTAGAGGTTAATACTTGTCCATCACTTCCAGTGGCAATTGCTACAGGATCGCCTGAAGCATCAAAACTAATTATATTTCCATCGGTTCCACCAGCAAGTTTAGCTAAAGTAATTTGGTTATCAGCTATATGAGCGGTATCAATACTACCATCTGTATAATGTTCTGAGTCGATAGCATCATCAGCAATCTTTGCGCCGGTTACTGCATCAGTAGCAATTTCTTGAACTGAACCTACCGTAAAATATTGTACTACAATATTGTTTGTTCCAGCTGGAGGCGCTGTTGTAAATGTTAGAGTTACTCCATCAACATTAAAATCAGTTCCATTACGTTGCATCACACCAGATATTCTGACAAAAACAGAATTAGTGGTTGATGCTTGTGATAAAGTAAAGGCTGTGTCTGACGCATCACCAGTAAAACTTTGAGTAAAGGCATCTGTAATTGCGCCGGGATCATTACCTAGATATGGCATTAGGTTATCTCCATTACGCTCAATGTAACATCTAATGAACTAGCAACACTAGCACCAATTGTTATAACATCTGTTGCTTCTAGAACTATCTTTTGTCCAGCAAATACTTCCAAAGTTGAATCAGCAGGAATTGGTACTTCATTAAGTAACGAAACCGATTCATTTGCTGCATTGTTTGCACCAGTTCTATTACCAGTATCACTCGTAAGTTTTACTGTAACGTCCCTTTCAGCTGCAATCTTATTACAGACGTTCATTCCCAAAACAACAGTTGTTGTTGAACCAGCACACGTATATAAAGTACTAAAAGTTCCACTGTCGATTGCCACATCTGCTATTGTGAATACCTTAAATGTATTTGCCATTTTATCCTAATCTCCAATTTCTCAACTATTTATAACACTTATCCTAGTGTAATTTCTCAACTATTTATAATATTTATCCTAGTGCAATTGCTAGTGCTGTTGCCTCGCCACTAGTTAATGTAACTACTCTTGATAATGCAGCTTTTCTGTTTGTTCCACCAGCGCCATCATCAACAATTATTAAATCTGCAGCTGTTAAGTCAGCACCAACATCTGTTCCACCATCAATATCTATTGCTGCAAGACCAATTTTATTTACAGCTGTAATAGCTGCTAACATAGTTCCTGTAACTGTTCCACTATCTCCAGAACCAACTAAAGTACCAGACAGAGTTGGTAATACACATACTGCACTACTAGCTAAAGCGTGTGGTGCAGACTGTAATGTTTGTGCGTGTGCGTTTGAACTTTCACAATAAAATTTAAGTTGTGATACAGAGCCTTCATTTTTAAGATCAATAAGACCACCGCTTATATACAAATCATCAGATAATACTATATCTCCGTCCGCTTCAATAGTAATAGCAGCTGCGGTAGTAGCATTACCGATAGTTCCAGCATCTTTAATAAGTATGTCATCTACAAAAGTAACTATACCAGCAGATGAAATAGTCATAGCAGTAGTTGCTGATGCAACTCCAATAGTTCCACCGTCTTTGATAAGGATGTCATCTTTGAATGTAACAATACCAGCAGATGAAATCTGTATAGCATCTGTCGCACTTGCAGAACCTACATCACCATCATCAGGAACTATAATGTTACCAGCAAATGTTGCAACTGTTGAACTAACTGTTAGTCTAGCAGTTCCACCAGTTGATATC